CTGCGAAATCTGACGGACGACGCGGCGTGGCCAAATTTGACGGATGACGATTGGCCAGTCGCGCCTTAAATGTACAACTACCAGACACTAAAGCACTGGACGGCCGCTGCGCCGTCCTTTTGCGTTCCCACCCTTATGTGGTAATATTATACCCATAGCTATTAACGTGAGGCATGCATGTCTTTAATTGACCTCAACATCCCGCCGGGCGTCTATCGGAATGGCACTGACTTGCAGGGCCAGGGACGCTGGCGAGACGCAAACCTTGTGCGTTGGCACGACGGGTTGATGCGCCCAATTGGCGGCTGGCGTACGCGCTCATTAACCGCAGGCGCAAATAAACTGCGCGGCATGATTGCCTGGACGGATAACGACGCCGACCGATACATGGCCGCGGGGTCTTACAACAAGCTCTACGCGTACACCTCCGGTGGCACGCAATACGACATCACCCCCACGGGCATCACTGCCGGGCGTGAGGACGCGTCCGCGTTTACCGCATACGGATCCGGTTTTTACGGCACGCTCGCCTACGGCATACAACGACCAGACACCACAAACATCCAGCCCGCCACCGTTTGGCACTTGCAAACCTGGGGCGAATACTTGCTGGCCTGCAACTCAGACGACGGCAAAATCTACGAATGGCAACTCAACACCGGGACGCCCGCGGCTCAGCTTTCCAACGCCCCGGTCGACAACCAGGCAATCGTGGTGACTGAGGAGCGCTTTGTGTTCGCGCTTGGCGCCGGGGGTAACCCACGCAAGGTTCAGTGGTGCGACCGTGAAGACAACACAACCTGGACTGCGGCTGCGACAAACGAGGCTGGCGACCTGGAACTGAACACCTCCGGCAAAATCATGCAGGGCGTGAACGTGCGCGGACAGACGTTGATCCTGACAACCAGAGATGTGCATGCGGCGGTCTATCAGGGGCCACCCTACGTCTACGGCATAGAACGGGTTGGCACGTCCTGCGGGGTCGCCTCGGCGCTGTCCTGCGTCGTCGTCGATGAGGGCGCCGTGTGGATGGGCGTGAATTCGTTTTTCATCTACAACGGCAGCTCGGTCACTGAGCTGAACAGCGAGGTGTCGGATTACGTTTTTAACGACATCAACCGGGCGCAAATCTCCAAGGTGTTCGGCGTGTCCAACAGCCTCTACAACGAAATCTGGTGGTTCTACCCGTCATCCAGCTCGCTCGAAAATGATCGTTACGTCGTCTATAACTACTCTGAAGGGACGTGGATGATCGGCGATCTGTCCCGCACCGCGGGGGCTGACCGTGGCGCGTTCCGACAGCCGATGTTTGCGAGCGCGGATGACAACCACATTTACGAACACGAGGTCGGGTTCGATTACGGATCCCTGACGCCATACGCCGAGACTGGGCCGTTCCGCATCGGCAGCGGCGACAGCGTCGTCAGCGTCGTTGAGCTGATCCCCGACGAGAAAAACCAGGGCGACGTGAACGCCACGTTCAAAACTAGGTTTTATCCCAACGGCACGGAGCGGTCTTACGGCCCCTACTCTCTCAGCAACCCCACCAGCGTCAGATTTACCGGGCGTCAGGTGCGGATGCGCGTGGAGGGTCAACAGCTCTCCGATTGGCGCGTGGGCATCAACCGCGTTGACGCAATACCCGGGGGTCGCCGATGACAGCTCAGTACACAGCCCCCGAGCCATACGGAAACGACTGGAGAACCTGGGCGCGCAGGCTGAATGTATTTTTGAACACAACCCAGGCGACCCTGGTGCAACAGACAGGCGATGAGAGCGCCTCTGAGGACGGCGTCATCATGTTTGACAGGGCAACAGCCCGGCCAGTGATTTCGCAGTCTGGGGCGTTCAATGAGGTCGTCGTTAAGCAATCCGCCCCGGCATCGAGCGTGGGCGCGTCCGGTGACATTGCCGGGATGGTGAGCTGGGACGCCAACTACATCTACGTCTGCACCGCGGCGTATGACGGGACTGCCAACATATGGAAGCGCGTGGCGCTCACTGGGGGTGCGTGGTGATGCATCCAGAATTCGAGCGCTGCCGTCCGCACATTGAAGCCGCCCTGAAATACACCGGGGGCACGCACGACATCATCGACATTTACGAGGGGCTGTACAAAGGGACTATGCAATTGTGGCCCGCGGAGAAGAGCTGCCTCGTCACTGAAATCATCGCTTACCCGAAAAAGAAGGTGCTGAACATCTTTCTTGGCGGGGGCGATCTCACCGAAATTTTAAGCATGCACGACGACGTGATAAATTGGGCAAAAGAGCAAGGCTGCGAAGCGCTCAACATGACTGGCCGTTTCGGATGGAAAAAACCACTAGCCGCGCACGGATGGGAGCCTCTGCATTCATCCTACGTGAAGGAGATATAAAATGGGTAAAGGCGGATCATCAACCTCAGTAGAGATCCCGGCGTACATCGAGGACGCAGCAAAGAAGAACCTGACGCGCGCCGACAAGATTAGCGCGCTGGGATCCGTCCCGCTGTCGTTCGGTCCTACCGCCGCGGCGTTCACGCCAATGCAAACGTCGGCGTTTAGCAATACCGCGGACCAGGCGCTGTCGTTTGGTTTGAACGCGCCCACCGGGGATGCGGCGATGTATGGCGGCATGGACGCACCGACGACTTACGCGAACGGGATATCGGCGTACAGCGCCGCGCCTTTGTATAACAACATCATGGATGAGTTCGCAGCGGCGCGCCCAGGTCAAAAGGCATACATCGACAGCTTTTTCATTGACCCGTTCACTGGCGCGGCCGGGTATAACGTGGGCGACCCGATTGATTACACGACGTACACTAACACCACGACGACCACTGGCGGCGGATCTGATGGCGGCGGTGGTGGCGGCGGTGGAAGCGACAGCGGCTACACCGGGGCGACCGACGGCGCGGGCAACCCTGCCCCGTATCTCGGCGTGGATCCCTACGACACCGAGGGTGACGATAATTTCTTAACGACTGATGAATACAACGCAAACGTCGACATTATTAGAGACGCAATCGGTGATCCTAACTACGATCCAAAGACTGACACGCTTAGCGCGGCTGATATCGCCGCGATTGAAAACTCGGACAACCGAGCTGAAATCATCGGCGCGCAAGACACGATCTACAACAACAACCAGCAAATCTACGGATCAGAGACTGGCAACAACGTGACGTCTCTCGTGACGGGCAACTACACTGGCGGCAGCGGCGATAATAATGACAGCGGCATGTCCATGGTTGACCAGATAAACAACGAGGCCGAAAACTACGCCAACTCAGGAAAGACGTTTGACATGAACGACCCAAGCACCTGGTCGTCACCGTCGAATACGCCGACTGGAATTGTCGGTAACAACGACACCGGGTCGAACAGCTTTTCGCAAACAATGGCAAACATCTTTACACCGTTTGACGATAAGGAGTACGTCGACGGCGTTTTGGTAGCGCAAGGCGGTGACGCAAATTTCCAAAGCGGATCTGATGACGGCGGCGGGTCAAGCGACAGCGGCTCCGACGACGACTGCGTGATTGCCACGCACGCCGTGGCCTCCGGTGGCTTTACACCCAACATGAAACGCGAGGCCGTCGTGTGGTGCATGCACAAGCTGCATGATCGCTGGTGGGGTGAGGCCGTGCGCCGCGGGTATCGTTACCTGGGCCGCAAAAAGATTGAGCAAGGCAAGGCGCGCGAGCATTACGCCGAGTTCCGTCGGTACATAGATTTCGCATCCGGTAAGCGACGCACGCTGCGCGGGGCGCTGACATTCACACTACGCACGGCGCAATTCTTTGCGGTCGGTTTAATTAGGAAGGACGCTTAACATGGCAGGCCAAGGATCCAAAGGCGGCGGAGCTGTCGTCCCAATACAAAATCAGCAAAACGCGTATCAGCCGATGAACGTGAACCAGGCGGCGGCAACCGGGTTGCAGAACGCGATGGGTGCCACCCAGGCGGCGGTCGCTGCGCCACTGAACGTCGGGGCGTACATGAACCCCTACCAACAGCAAGTCATCGACAACACGCAGAAC